GTACCGGGTATGCCCTGAATATATTTTTGCGCCTGAGTTCCCGCGCGAAATTCCCACGTAACGCCGCTGAAGTTTTGAGATCCGTCAGCATTCTCCAGAGCCGTTCCGTCCAGGTAGATATCTTTCGACGTCAACTGCCCTGCAAATTCGCCCTCTCCCAATGCAACGAGGATTTTTGCCTTTGCTACAGATTGCAGATCATCAGGTTGTTCGGTAGGAGTTCGGGAACTGGAGCTGCCGCCCTTGCGGCCTTTTATAGCGATTGCAGTTGCCATATTGCGCCCATAAAAAAAGCCACCCGAAGGTGGCTTATTTCTGAAGAAAATTTGTTAGATGTTTGTTTCGCTAAATGGGTTTACAAAGTCAGCTTCAGCTTTGAAAAACGGACAATCGCTTGAAGTCGTTACTGATACAGGAAGACCGTTATCTTCAACGTCATATAGCTTGGAATATTTATCAGAAACCTTTCCTGTTAAGTCCTCTAGGCAAATAACATCTTCGCCACGTGTTACTATCACTTTCGCATTTCCACCGATTAAAATTCCCTCATCGACTCGATGCAGTCCTGAAATGGTCAGTCTCAAGTATTTTTTCATTGTTGATCCTCCACATAAATCCCGGCAGAAATAATCGCGCCGCCGATTCGCCGGCGGCCATAAAGAAGTGGTACCGGATTTCCCTGGGCTGTCGTGTTGGTTACTCCACCAAAGGCGTAGCTGGCTTGGTTATCCGCAGATTGCTTACTGGCGAGCCCGGTTGTCTGTGGAGAAAGCATCTGGACTACGCCGCCGATCGCCATTGATGCCCCAATCCCCGCCACAGCTCCCCATCCACCAGCGAAAGCGGTACCACCAATCCCGATCGCGGCCCCTCCCGTGAAGAACGCAGCAACAGCGACAAGGGCAACCCCGAGGATTGTCTGAAATACCCCGGCTCGCTTACTGCCGATGATCACCGGCGCGATGCGGATTTCCTCTGTGCCCCTGTCCATACTGAGTTCATCGTTTAAGAGGTTTCGTTTCCCGCTGAATACCGCATAAGTTAAACCTCGTTGCTTACTGGTATTCAGGAAAAGCTCAAAACCCGGCACGATTACGCTCAGGGCGCGGATGGCCTCTTTTGGTGAAGCTACTGATAAACGATATTCACGCCCGAAGGTGGCGCCTAGCACGCCGTACAATCGAATTGTGCGGACCGGCTCAACATTGAGTAATGCAGCCATTTTTCCCCCATAAAAACTGTCACAGGCGGTTATCAGAAACAGTCTTTAAAGCGCAGTATTTTCATTGTGCGCTCACGCCAGTAACCGCCATAAGGTACGCGCTGGCTCAGATGCCCATAAAGGTGGTGCAATAGCATGTTGCCTTCCAGCAGAATCCCCGCATGATTCCACTTATCAGCCTGAACCTGCATGATCACCATATCGCCTGGTTTCGGTGGCCCGTCGAATTCACGGAATCCGCACTCATACCAGCAATCCTGATAGAAGTTGTCAGGATAGTCATTTTCCCACCAGGGATAATCTACCCGGTAATCGTGAAGCTCTATCCCGTGCGTTTGCCGGTAATAGCTCATCACCAGCCCCCAGCAGTCGAAGTGACCAAGTACAAACGGGCGCTTCAGCAGCGGCAATTCTCCACGCGGCTGGATGGTCCGTAAATCCCCCTCCGGCCAGCTCACGATATGCCAGGGTAAAAGGGTTGCATCGCATTGCGCTTTATCCAGTTCGCTCGGTTGCGTCGTGGCATCAGGATGGCTGTGAGCGATGGCGATCACCTTCCCCCAGTCCTCAGCAGCTGCATAGTCTTCGGGACAAAGGACAAAACTTTCATCCGACGCCGCGGCAAGATTCCGGCACGGGAAATAACGTTCAACACGGCTTTTCTGCGCCACCACGCCGCAACACTCGCGAGGATACTCAGCTGCAGCGTGGGCCATAATCGCATCGATGGTTTTCTGACGCATATCAGCTCCTGATCAAAGACGTGCCCGGGAAACCACCAAACGAGAGTTCGTTATTTTCACCGAACCGAAGTTTGCAGGCCGTCAGCGTGCCGTTGCATTCGTCCAGAGACGGATCGCTCACCGGGTTGTTGTTTTTATCGAAATAGCGGGTTCCGGCATAGTCGCAGCCGTCGCCGGTGCGATATTTATTCCGGATGCACCAAGTACACAGAGAATGAAGCTGGCGTGTGGGAATCATCTTTCCCTGTAACGACATTGGGCTATCGAGTAAGAACTCGATACGTTCGCCCGGAATTTCGCTGTTTTTACCATCGATGTAAAAAACGCGTTTTCTGACCTGTTGTGGGTCAGCTGTTGCGTTGCCTGCGGGGAAATTCTGCGCATCGAGATAATGCGAATATGTGTCATGGATGGTAACTTTCGCCTGTAGCATATCGTCATAAGCAAGGCACAGCGCAGTAATCTTGCTTTCGATATCTGCGACCGTCAGTGTTGGCTGGGCGCTGCTGCCGTCTGTTGATGCTTCCAGCCCCTCAATCTGATACGGCCAAGCGGCGTACTCTTCCCCCTGCCACCAGATACTTTTCGCCTTCAGCTTTGATTCATCACCACCAGCGGCGGCGATTTCTTCTTCCGTGTGCGGGAGGTTATACGCGTGAAATCGCAGTACATCATCCACGCCGAACGTAGAGCCATCAACTTCGATAAGCCGGACCTTATTGCCGGGTTCAAGGCTTTGATAGTCTGTTGTGATCATGGTGCGTACGCCTGTTTGAATGTTGCGGAAATGGTCATGACGTTGCTGGATAAGGGCCGAGACTTGATTGATTCGGCCTCAATGCGATAGAGCCCAGTTTCGCCAACTGGAGATGTCCAGATAAATGCCTTTGTGACGTGAGAACGAAAGAACTTCAGGGCCTGAAGCATGTCCGCTTTTTTCCCCGTCAGTGTGACAGGCCATGACTGCTTTTCAGGGTTAATGCCTTCCCCGGCGATCTGCTCATAGCCGTCGCCAAATGTTGCAGAGCGGGTTTTTAGGCTGAACGTCCCTTCCATTCCCGCCTGTATCTGTGTTTGCCAGGTGAACGTTTCCAGGGCCATGTTTGCTCCATAAAAAAAGCCACCCGAAGGTGGCTTGTGACCGAATGAGAAGGAGATTAGCGGGTTTCACAACCAAGCTGAGACTTGTCGATAATCTGCGTGCCTTCAACACGATAACCATATGTGCCGAACAGAAATGCGTGGTTTAATTGATAAATAACAACATCGCTTAGGCCTACGGAACACTTATCTTTTTCAATAGCCCGATCCATTGCAGTTTTAACGCTTGGAATGCCCAGCGGGAAAATAACAATTGGGGCTTTGTCTTCACCAGTCACACGTTGACCTTTTTCAAACTTAGCTGCGTTCAGGTTGTAATTTTTGGTACTACCAACGGTCATATCAGCTACACGAACAGTACAGCCAGACAACATTAAAGCCCCAAGAGCTAAAGCCACTACCTTCTTCATTTTTTATTTCCTTTAATTGCAATCGGAAACATCTTAACACGATGAATAACATGATCAAAAAAAACACCGAAGCGTCTTATCTTGATTTTGTTGCATTCCAGATGAGGCCGCCAGGCTGAAGTTGTTTCGCGATACCTGCCCGAACAGATTGATCAATAGTCTGTTTGTAAGCCCGAGAAATAGCGTCGTTGCTACCAGATGCCTGCTGCTGAGTGTTCTGGTTATGAACGACCACGGACGTTTGAACGGTTACGCCGCCAGTTGCCAATGATTGCAGCCCGTACATCGGTGCGTTTCCAACATAGCCGCCGTTTGCATACCCCTTAGCTCCGCGCATAAGCGCATAGAGATTGCCCACACCCAATGCACTGGTCGCTTCCTTCGTAAATACAAACTCACCACCATGAACTACGCCTTTCGGTTGGTACTTACCACCATCACCGGTGTAGCCACCGCTATCGAATCCCGGCACCAGACCGCCACCAGAGAAACCAAAAAACGCCCCGATACTCGTTCCACCAAAGGCTGACTTCATTCCATTAACCAGAGCCAGTTGAGTCAGCATCTGGGCGATGCCCTTCAGGAAGGTAGTCATGAAATCTGAGAAGTTAGATTTACCTGTTGTGAAGAAATCAGTCAGGGTGCTGGCCATCCCGGTGAACGCGTTGCTGGTAACCGTCTGCACCTGGGAGTACACATTGGTCGCGCTGTCTTCGAAATCAGCCCAGCCCTTTTTCGCGCCGGTCAGCCAGTCACCGCGTAGCTGATCCTCAGCATCATAGTAATCATTCGCCGCTTTAAGCTGCTTCTGATAGCCCTCGGCGTCAAGCGTGCCGCCGGAGTTGATCCAGCCAGAAGAGAGTTGGCTCTTTGCCAGCTCACGTTGTGCCTGACGGTCACTCATCCCGGCACCATTAACTAATGCAGTCTGCTTCTCTGCCATCTGAGTGACGTATTTCTGCGAGGTATCCATTCGCTTGTTCAGTTGTTCTTGTGCGGTAATCTGATCACCTAACAGGGCTTTCTGCCGTGCCAACTGAAGCACCTGGTCTTTACTCGCCAACAGGGATTGCTCCTGCTTTGTCAGTGAACGTGAACGCGAGGCCTCCTCCAGCACCTGAAATTTCGCTTCAGTCGTCCACAGATCTTTGCGCTGCTGGCTGATAGTGTCGTTCAGCCCTTTATGCTGCTGCAGCGCGCGTAACTGTGCCTGAAGCGCCAGTAATTCGGCCAGGGCAGCATCCGTGCTGCGATCGCCAGCCGATAAAGTGCCCTGCTTTCCGGTTTTGGTCTTTTTGCCAAAAGCAGCGACTCCTTCTCGATCCTTCTGGGTGGTTGCGGTACTTATCTTTCTGGTCGTATCGAGGTATTTACCTGCACTGATATCAGCGGCATCCCAGTCTTTTTTCAGCTGAGAAACGCTGTCACCATATGCGCCGGCCATTTGTTCGTTGTAGTCCTGCCATCCCTGCAAAGTATCTGTTTTCGCCCAGTCGGGAACGAGGTTAATCGCGGCAGCGATAGAGGAAGAAATAATCTGGTTCAGCTTCTGGAAAACGATCGCAACGCTGTAATAAATTGCGTTGAATTCCTTCAGTGTGTTTGATGCCAGTTCAGCTACCCACTGACCGATACTCTGCATAGCCTCAGACGCCCAGCCCTTGATATCCAGCCACAGGCGACCAAACGGTGTCAGCGAGTCGTAAGCCTGCTCCCCACGTTTTGCCATCGTATCGCCAAACAGGTCCATAGCCTGCGTAACGGCCGCGGTCTGGTCCTTTTGCTTTATCAGATCGTCAACATGCTTAAGTTGTGAAACGGTCAGGAAATTATATTGTTCGTTGAGACTTTGCAGCGCTTTAACAGGGTCTTTTTCGATGTCCTTATAGGCTTTGGCAATGTCCTGCGCCGAGACTATACCGGTCTGAACCGCCAGCGCCGTGGAGCCCGCCGCTTTTTCAAGTTGCTGCTGTGTCAGCGATCCCATGCCTACCAGCTCAGTCATCAAACTCTGAACGGTTCCTACAGTAGCGCCAGTAGAGGCTGCAATAGACTGAGAGGAAGCCATGATCTGGAGCGCTGACGTGCCGGCAATGTTGCCAGTCCTGATAATGGCCTTGTTGATTTCGTCGTAGGCGGTGAAGTAGTC